GTTCTTTTTACCTTCACCAATTGCCACTATGATACCGCTAAATAATTTACTTTGGGGTAAAACTATTAGTTCAGATAATTTTTCTGTATCTTGACGAATTAAAACACAATTACTTAATGGCTTCAAACTCATTTTTTGGTTTTGCCTTTACCTGACTCACGCTTTACTGAATACGCAATCGCTACTGCCTGCTTGACGGGCTTGCCACTTTTAACCTCGGCGGCTACGTTTTTACGGAACGCTTCTTTGCTTGTTGATTTTTTGAGTGGCATCATTTACCTTTCTTAGCTGTCTTAGCTGATTGTTTAAAATCTTTAGCTGTTGGAGCGCCTGCGCTGCCAGGCTTTCTCATTTTTTCGCCGCTACCTGCCTTGATACGAGCAGCTTTAGCGTGAATGTTTGCATAGAGTCCAGGTTTAGTTGCCATTATGATCCCATCCATGAGTTAAGGGCTGCGTTCTGCGATTGATAAGTTTGTTTTCGCATTGTAGTACGACTCTCGCGGTTTGCAACAGGAAACGCAAAGGTCAACGCAATAGCGTCGGCTGAGTCAGGGGATGCTAGTCCTCTAGCTTTCATGTCTTTCTTGGATTCCAAGAAGATTGCACCTTTACTGTCTGGCTTCATTAGCGGTGAGATAAGGTCAGTCTTAAGCGTTTTCTCTTTAGGGATGCTTGCCGATTTTAACCAATCCTTCATTTGCCCCCAAATCTGCGCTCTCATGTTGCCGTACATCATAGGGTTGCGGCTTTTGTTTGCAAAGTTTACACCCCGTATCTTGTAGCGTTGTTCTTTGAGCCGGTCAACCACACCTGCGCCAAGACCACCTTCATCTATGGCTACTACGGCTGGGTTGTACTGCTCGATTGCTTCAATCACATGGCCAACCACTACCATTGTATCGTCGCCCTTAAACTTGCGGATCTCTACGATGTCCCGTCCTTGACGCACTGCAATAACAGTTGAGTCACTTCCAAACCTTGCGGGGTCTACCCCAACGACAATGGGCGCGGAGTCATCTTGCCACTTCTCCCGTTTCATAGCGTCATCTACTAGAGTGGATGGTATAAATTGATCATCCCCTTCTGATGGAAATGAACCATACACTTCAACGTGCGCCTGATAAGAATCAGCGCCGTATTCTTCAATAATCTGGTTGTACACGTTCTTGTCGGTACCTTCTACATCCCGAGCGTCCACTTGCCTAGATTGCCAAAAGTCCCGTTTGCTACCCTCAATCGCTTCGTAAAAATAGCCTGTATTGCGACGCGGGTTAGAGAAGCAACACCAAAAGCGGTTGGGTGTGTTCTCTGTAAAGAAGCCTGATGTCACCGCCCAGATGGAGTCGTCAATACCGCTGGCCTCATCGAACACAACCATTACGCCATCGTAGTTATGCACACCAGCGAACGCGTCAGGATTCTCAGCACTCCACAATCTACCTTCCAAGTTCCAGTAGCGGGTGCCTTTCTTCAGATCACGCTCGACCAACTCGGTCAGCCACTTAGCGGGCATGACCCTAGTGGCGCTGATTTCCCACCAGTAGGTGTTAACTGACATAGACGACCACTTAGTGATCTCGGCCCAAGTGACAGACCTTAACTGCGACTCGCTGTTAGCGGACACAATAACAGTAGATCCGATGCGAGTCGTCATCATCCATAGCACTAGCCAAGACACAAGGGCTGACTTGCCAATACCACGACCAGAGGCAATCGCTAGTCTAAGAACATCAAAGTCAATCTTGCCATTGTTCTTCTTGATGTGTTCGCCAAGGTCGTTGAGTACCTGGCGCTGCCATTTACGAGGCCCAGTAAAATGTTCAAGCGGTGTGCCAACTTCACCCCACGGAAAGGCAAACATCACAAACGCTAGTGGGTTGTCTTTGATGGCTGGCGACCATAGCCGCGCCATGAGTTCTTGTTCATCTTGGGCTGAGTAGCGGGTAGTTTGCATTAGGCTGCTTTTGGCTCTTTACTAAGTTCTTTAAATTCTACAACTTCAGCCTCTTGGTGCGTGAGGGCGTCAATGACTCTTGACTGCGCTTGCTCAAGAGCAGCGGTGATGGAAATGCGCTGTTCAACATCAATAGAGAGTTGTTGCTTGGCGACCCAACCGTGCTGATGCTGGAGGATGGCAAGGGCGGCTTTAGCGTCGCCTTCTTTTGCAGCGGTATGCAAGACTTGGGCCATTTCACGTTCACCTTCTGCTCTCCCTTTGAGTTCTGCGTATTCAGCGATTGGATCAAATTGGGTCAGTTGCCTGTACTCGGTAGGCGTCATTCCTGCGGCTAATGCTAAAGCGTCACCTTTAAGCCCGAGCTTAGCGGCTTCTAAGATCGCCTCTAATCGCGCTTCGGTTGCTTGAAGCTTGCGAGGCTCATACGCGAAAGAATGGAAGGTCATGGCGGGATGTTATCACTTTTTAATAAAAAATAAAAATTGTTCGTGATACCTCCGTAGCCACAACACAAAAGCACAAGGCCCTACCCCCCACCCTTAAATTGAAAGTTAATTTTTATTAGGTTAGTGGCTACTAACTTTTAGCTGGCACTTGTGGACATTGTGGATTTGTCCACGCAACTTAAGGGCGCGGATCATTCGGTTTTGCTTTTCCCTTTTAGCTAACGGGCGCGTAGCTTGTGGACATTGTGGATAACGGGTGGGAAGTTTGTCCAAACTGTCCACAAATATTTTGGTTTGAACTGTCAGCGCGAGTGAAAAGCAGGATAAAAACGCGGACAATATGGACAATGTATCTTGTCCACGCCTATTAGCGCCCCGCTAAGTGTAATTTTTACTATATATAAAATACAACTCTTAGCTATATATCTATAAAACATTGTCCACAATATCCACAATTTAGCAGCACCCTTGATTTTGTAAGGGTTTGCCGTCGATCATTGTGGACAATTCACGCCACTTTTAAATTGTCCGCAATCAATCCACAATACCCGCAAAACAATCCACAATCTATCTATTTTGCACTTATGCAATTTAGTGTATAATTACGCTATTGTAATTTCACTAGGAAAACATAAAAATGCCCGCCAAATATAACTTGCTCCCCTTGACCACTTTCGCGAATCAAACTCAACTCGATTCAATCCTTTCGCTATTGCTTACTCATGCCAAAATTACGCGCACGCAATATTCCGCAATCATGGCCTTTTGCGCTGGCGCGTATCCTTGCTCACTTGAAATAGATCAACGCATGGCAAAACAAATGTTATATATAAATAGAAACGGCGCAGCGTATCAACTTAACAACCGGTCAAAAATGCAATATATAGGTGAAAACACCTAGAAAATAAATTACATTTATCTGTAAAAACACTTGACAAGCGTCATAAACTCTTTTACAGTTGTATCTAGCAGTAGAAACACCAAAGGCATAAAACACCTTTTTAATCCACTAAAGTAAACGAAAGGCAACAAAATGGAAACTAAAGACCAAATTCTCACCCCATCACAGGCTGAAAAAGAAATAGATAACGGCTTGCGCCGCATGGTAGAAAACATCGCGCGCCAACTGACTGAGGGATTAGACCAAGAAGATGCAGCCGAATACGCCGAAGATGGCGAGGAGTTCACCGCGTGGGATTACTTGCGCGATGCGCTTGATATTAACTGGATATTAAACAACGATCGCACTTACAAAGGCGCCCGCGTCTTAGTCGCCTTTGGTGGGCCGAATATCTGGATTGATACCGTCAATGAGCAAGTCGAGGGCTATTGGTGGGGCGATAAGTGCATTGTTTCTTATAACGATGCGATCGAGCTTGATTCCACACTTGAACAACTTTTTAACTGTTAAGGGGCAAACACATGAAAAAGACTACATTTTGGGATTATTTGGGCGCAACCATCATGGGCGCGATTCTTGGCGCGATGTTTGCCTATGGCGTGTTAGGGGGGTTTTAATGTTTACAGTCATATATAAAACTTATATGGGCGGCGTTGAATCATACGTTTATCGCCGCTTTACTAATCGCGCCAACGCGACAACTTTTGCCCGCAAAACGGGCGGCACAATAGAAAAGGCATAAAACTATGAACACATTAGATATAAACACCCGCTATGATTTAGCCGAAAAGATCGCTAGACAATGGACAGATAACGCCGATTTAAAAGAAATAGAAAGCTATTTTTTTAATAGTCAATTTGAATATTTAAACGATCTACCCGATGATGAATTGCTAGACGTTGCAAAAGATCAAGGGGTGCAGCCATGAGCAACGCTAAATTTGAGGTTCAGGAGCTAACGATTTGCGATGGCTGGACAAACACGTGGCACGAATGGGATGACGACGACAACGAGATACCCATGCAATTCGATAGCTTTAAGGCTGCATTAGAGGAGCTAGACCAGTATTTATATGATTATGAAAAAGCATACAACATGGGCGATATTAGCAGCCCCGAAGATCGCGACAATTTTAGAATAGTAGAGGTAAAACAATGACTATTTATAATGTATACAACCATAAAAGCGAACTAATCGGAGCGCATAAGAACGCGGCCACGGCGTTAAAACACGCCATGGTATACCAACATACTACCGGCTGGCCAGCCTACGTTGAAAGCGAGGTAATGCCATGCTTACAGCCTTGATTGTAACCGGTGTAACAGCCTTGCTTATCCTAGTTTTTGACCTTTAATAAAAAAGCCCCTTAATTGGGGCTTTTCTTTTATTTAACTAGCACCATCTTAGGCGGGGGGTTTTCCTCTACCATACGGCGCAGGTCAGACTTTGCAAACTCCGCAAGATCAGGCGCACAAAAAATATGTTTTTTGGTATCGAACTCCCTAGACTTTAAACGCCCGCGATCAATCCAGCCCGCTTCTTTAAGCGCGTGTAAGAGTGCAGCTTGTGGCACTTTAACGCCTGACGGAGCAGCACCCGCAAGGCGATCACAGAGAGAGTGAAATGGCGAACCAATCACACCTTTAGCAAACTCACCCTTACGCTCACGCAGCATATCCACTAGATAAGACTCAGCCATGCTCATGCCATGCTCTACTAGATTTGCCTTAAACTCAGTCCACATCGGCGGCGCTGAAGGATTGAACTTAGATACATCACGAGCCATAAGCCATTTTGCTATGCAGGCAAACCCTCCCGTTCTATACCAATCCCAAATCTTTTTAGCTTGATCACTATTCATTCTTGGTGCGGTAGACCACACACAGAACCAACGGCGATCTTGTGAAGCCAAGCTAATAGGCACAGGGTCATTACTAAAAGCTAGCACGAACAGGCGATTTGCCATCATGTAAGGGTGCAGGCCCTTGCGATTGATTGGCAACATCTCTGGGGGCGCGGCAATAATTGGCTTGAGTTGGTTAGCCAGCTGACGACGTGTTGCGGCATCGGGTTCTTTTAATTCATTGATGATAAGTATCTCGGACTCCAGCTGATAACCCCATTGACTGTTCACAGAATTGTTATCCATGATGCCTCGGTTCTTCAAATGGTCACCACAGATAGCCCAAATGAATGGCGCCCAGAATGTGTCCTTGCCTGACCCCTCATCGCCTGCATGAAGGATAGCGTGATTGACCTTAATCTCAGGATGTTGCACCTTAAAAGCCATCACATCAAATATATGGTTCAGTTCATCTGACTCTGGCACAAGCGCTTGGCAATGATTCATCCACATGGAGATGTCAGATGTGTCAGCTTGAGCGACGCTTGGCCTTGCATCACGCCAACGATTGCCATAAAGATCACCATCACGGGAAACAATCACATCCTCGCCAGCAGCATAAGTGACCCCAACCAACGCTTTCGCGCCCATCGCTTGACGATTCTCATCAAAGCAGATTGATGCTTCTACTTTACGTCCTGTATGAATGGATTTACACGGGATGTGACGGAACAGAGCGTTGAACGTCTGGCGACTGACCTCACGTCTGTCTTGCATATCAAAGTAAGACTCATCGTCTTGGATGTAAGCAAAACGCTTGTACCAATCAGTTTTCTCAATACGTCCTAATTCTTTACGCTCAACTTCTGCAATTATCTCGGCAGCCGTATCTCTATAAATTTCATTGGGTGTTAACTTTGACAAGGCCATATTCATCTTTTCAGCAAGAAGTTCATCACGCAGACCATGATCAACAGTTGGGCCACCATTGTCAGCGACCCAATCAAGAAACATCTGCGAGCTAAAGTCTACGCAATGACCATGCAAACAGCAAAATGAACGATCAAGCGGCTTGTAACGCCCTTCGATGTTGCCGTCAGTATGCTCGGCGTTGTTAGGGCAGACAATACCCATCCAACCCTCACCATTGGCAGGCGATAGAATCATGCCTTGTTCATTGAGCCAAGTTACAACTGAATCTTTACCGGTATCAGCAAGGCGAATGGCTACATTGGTTGCCGTGTCAGCAGGGTCAGGCACTACATCAAGAGCAGCGCAGATTTCTTCAAGGTTGTATTCACGTTCAGGATGGAACTCAACCAAGACAGACGCAAAGTTATTACGACCAGGTTTCAGGTTTACAGATCCTGGCAGACGGAAATTACGCACTGCATTAGTCGCGCCTGGATCGGTGTAGCCTGCTTTGGCAATCGCTTTGATAGCTGCGGTAAAGTCGCCTTTGGTTGGTTGCTCTTTAAATGCGTAACCCCATTGGAATGACCCTTCAGATGTTTCCATAATCCAAGTAGGCGCAAGGGGTGGCTCTTTGGACTTAGTGCCGATGTCATCTAACATCATTACAAGGACGTATTCACAGTTGGCAGACGAGGCAGACACTTTGCCATCAGCAAAGCGATCAAGGATAAACGAGCCTGTATTGCCATAGATAGCCCAATCAGCTTTAGTCTTGACTGTTGGCAGGTAAGCAGGCCAAGTGCATTTAATTGCGCCATCAGCATGGAATTGCAACTCGCCGTTATTAGACAATTGTGGTTTTTGTCTAATAACTAATGCGGTCTCACCTTCAGGTGCTAGATTAGTGATATATTCTACAAAGTTCATTTATGGACTACCTTTCGTGAGGTTTGCCCCTTAGATTAAAACCTAGGGGGTTTTTATTTTTATTTACCGTACCGTTGCATTGAATGAATTTCTACGCCTAGGGGTATTCCCTTAGCCCAGTCGGGTGGCGTACACATAACTTCTTCCATTCGTTTCATCATCGTTTCGGGTTGATCTGTTTCTACAACAATTTCATCGTGGACATGAAGAACAACATCATCTAACTGGCGTAAAGAATGACGCAGTAAATCATTAGCAACAGCTTGAGTAATATTCTCACACGCCAATCCTTTCCACAATCTTGCTCTAGGCCATTCTTT